GAATAGCATAAACGGACTTGTTAACGCAATGATAAACGGACAAAACGTAGGTCAAGCGTTGGGGGATATGTTCAAAAGATTAGCAGCAGATATCGCACTTGCAGCCGCTAAAGCATTGATATTTGAAACATTGTTAAGTGTACTTATGCCAGCTAAAGCAGGAAAAGCAGCATTTGGTGCAGGTAAGACAGTAGCTAAATTAATGGGCTTCTCCGAAGGTGGTACCGTTAGCGGCCCCCGTTCTGGCTATCCTGTAATGCTTCACGGAACAGAACACATCGTTAGACCCGACCAAATGCGGTCAATAATTGCATCCGCATCGCAGATGGGGGGTGGGAATAGCAGGGTAGTAGTGGAGGGTGTAGTGAGAGGTAACGATATATGGCTTTCACAAAGTAGAACGAATACATTTAGAGCATTAAGCGCATAACCTATGCCATGTAAAAGATTAGTTATTGATGTAATACAGGCCGATTTGGATGCTTCCGATGATGGCTTTGTATATTACACATTTGTCGATTGCGGTGGCGATGATGTGGAAGTGGGTTACAATACTGCAAGGTTAAACTTTGATACAGGGTATTGTATGGATGTTGACCGGGATTATACGGCACACATTCTTATAGGCGGCATCCCGACCCCTCCACCTAATTTCAGTACCGCAACCGAAGGTGATACTTGTACCGGAAGCGATCCTGTTGAAATACCACCAGCAGTAGTACCCCCTGCATACGGGAAGAAATATACTTTACAAGCCATTGGCAAGTCGGGGTTAACTTTCACGGCTGAAATATGGGAGAAAGGTTACACAGGGGGAACGGTTTATCCTATAGGGGCATCCGTGAATCCTTTTGTATTAAATTGCCTTGCTTCGGGTGATGACCCATTTCAGCCGGTACTCCCGACCACATTTACAATAAGAGCCGATTTTACCGAATTTACAGGCCCGTGGCCGGACTTTCTTTCTACAGATGACAGAAAGTATCATGTGCGGTTTTATGCGCAAGGAACGGCTTATTTTATATGGCAGGGATTTATCTTAATGGATAACATTACTCTACCTTTTACAACTGGTAGAACTATCGTAGATATTCTTTGCGTGGATGCCATTGCCTTGTTAAAATCCGTTAACTACCTACCCGGTGCTCCGCTGCTTACAAGTACTGAAAGTATTGTTAAAACCATAAACAACTGCCTAACTTACCTTCTTTATCCAGGGGGATATAAAGTTAATTTTGCAGTCAATTACTACACATCGCAGTTAACTGAAGCCAACAATGCCCTGCGACAGATGTACGTTACACAATGCAACTGGCAATCGGGGGTAAGTTCATATATAAATTGCTATGAGATATTGGAAATTATTTGTACTGCTTTTGGTGCGCAAATATTTCAGTCGGGTGGGGAATGGTGGATAACTTCCGTAAATGAAAGGGCATCCGATACTATTCGGGTATTTCAAACCAATCAAGATACTGACCCCGATACCACATTTAACAAGTCTATAAATTACACCATTCAGCCTTATATCAACGATTCTGTAACTCCATTTTACTTTGTTGAAAATAGTCAAGTTAAGATACTGACAAAGGGATTCCCACAGGTGGAGGTTACGGGTGAATTAAGCTACTGCTTTAATAAATTGATAAATGGCGATTTCAGTAAATTAACGCCATACGGCATGCCGGCTATAACCGGAATACCCGATAACTGGACTTATACACTTGAATCAGCAATAGGTAAAATAGAAAGGCAAACATACCGCAATATTACAGGGTTGCAGTTAACAGGTAATGTAGTATCACCTGGTACCGACCCGACACAGATAACATCTACAGGGGTACTTATTGACCAATCGGATAAGGTTATTTTATCTTTTGACTTTGCTGCTTTAACAGGTGGTGGCAGTCCGGGATGGATGAACTTACAGATATACATTGATGTAGGTAGTGGTAACGCATGGAGGTACACAAAAAAGATAGGGGAAGATGCTAAATGGTTATACAACCCAAGCAATAACGATAGTCCATACAGGCTTGAAGGAACTCTGACAACTGACCCACAGGCTATATCAATAGAAAGCGTGCCGGCTCCTGCTGATGGAACTCTTTATATTAGGTTTAACGGGGGTGGTAATGTAACGGGAGCATTTACGGAGGTCTTTGTTGCTAATTGTATAATGACATTGCAATCACTTTATTCAAGTAGAACAATAAAGAACGTAATAAACTCAAACCCCTATAAAAAGCAAATAGATGTTAAGTTAGGGAATAACTATCAAGATGGATTTATTGGCGCATCCCGTACACAATCTCAATCATTACTTACATCCGGTAACGTAGCACTTGTTAACTTTTATAGGTATGGGACACCGGCAACTACTTACAACACATTAGCGAATCTTTTATTATCACAGGCTTATAACATAGTCAGTAAGCCACAGGTTAACATTCAATTTAGTCAATACGGGTTATTCAATCAGTCGGATAATTATGTTATAGGTTTAGTTAATAACTTTGCAGTGAGTGATCCTTCGGGAAAGATAAGCATAAGTGGGGCAAGGTTTGTGTTAGGTGCTTGTACGATTGATTATGTGAATAACACAATTAACGGCATCGGGTTACAGATAGCAAATGCGGTACTTACATTCTCAATTTCCGAAACGTACACTCGAAACGATAAAAGATGACACCAGTAACCGGACAAAAACTCAACCTTTACAGGTACAATTCGATAGCAATGACAGACAATATCATTGCGTGTGCAAGGACTTGCACCTTTTCGGTGGAGGTGGATGCGATGGAAACTACGAATATCAGTAGTGCTTGGTTCAGAGAATCCCGGCCCGATGTGGCTTCTTGGTCAATACAAGCGGATGGCCTTGTTGTATTAGATGATTATTCCTACCTGTTTATGCTCAATAGCCAGCTAAATCGGGAGTTGGTATCGCTGAAGTTCGTTATTGACAATGGCACGGCAGGGGGATTAGTGATAGTATCGGGTTTGGCATGGCTGCAATCCTTTACCATTACGGGCGCAAATAAGGACATCGCAACGTATCAGGTAAGTTATCAAGGTACAGGGGTGTATAGTTTAGCAGGAACCACCGTAACGCCAACGGGCATCGTTATACAAGGTACAACTACACAGGTGCTGCAATATACTGCCGGTGGTGGGGAGACTTCGATAGCTATACCGGGTGGGGCAGGTAAAACAATGATATACGGCTCACGGGGTGGTACATCGTTTGAAACGATTGCGTATAGCGGATCGCCCGGAACGGGTGTAGTGTGGACTGTGGGTAGTGGTACGCTGACCGTTGATTCGGGAGTGCCTTTCTTTGCAGGTGAGAAAATTATAATTTTAGTACAATAAATACATAATATGAGAAAACTTATAATAGGATTGTTATTACTTCTATCCGTTGGTACTTCCGCCCAATGGCAGCAAACAGGTAGTAAAGTACGTTATGTGAATGGTATCGGTATTCCCACGAAGGATACCGCTGCCGGTGTTGCTGCTGATAGTTCGCAGATACTTATTAGGCCGGCTGATAGTTCTTTGTATGTGAAGTATAAGCGTACTTGGCTGCGTGTTGGTGGTGGTGGTGGGAGTATTGCAGGGAGTGGTACAACCAACTACATACCGAAGTTTACTTCATCAACTGCGATTGGTAATTCATCCATCTTTGATAATGGCAATGTCGGAATAGGTACGGCAAGTCCGGCATATCCATTTCAAGTAAGGAGGGCAGGAGGTGCTGGGTCTTTGGGTATAAGTATAGATAATGTTGTAGGTACTGATAGGGCAGTACAATATTTTGCAATTCAAGATGTAGCAGCAAGCTCCGGATCTGGACACGCTTTTTATTATCGGGTTCCAAATAGTACAACAGATGTACTTGGTTATATTTTAGATGAAAATGGAAGGTTTGGGATTGGTACGGTTTCCCCGGCTGCAACATTAGCAGTACAAGGTACTACCTTGATAAATACCAACACCGATAACGGAGTAGACAGATTGCAGGTGAGTGGGAGTATGAACGTATCAACCCTCGCAACTACGAATAACCTTTCAGTAACCACCAATGCAACGGTGGGGGGAACATTGAATGTAAATGGAACAACAACACTCGGAACAACTAACACAGGGGCAATAAGTGCTTCATCTGTTAATGCTCCTTCGGGGAGTGGAACTTTCGGGAATTTATATTCCAATGGAATTGTTCAAATGCTTGGAGTGAATGTAAAATACAGAAATATATCTGCAACTTACACCGCTACAACAAGCGATGATTATTTCATAAATATAACAACAGGAACATTTACACTTAACCTACCAACTGCCGCAACACCATACGGGCAGGTTTATGTGATTAAAAATTCAGGAACAGGAACTATAACCGTTGACCCTAACGGCTCACAGACCATTGATGGGGCAACTACTTTTACAATGAACGTACAGAATGGTTCTATAACAATCATCAGCGATGGAACTAACTGGAAAATAGTAAGCAAATACTTATAACTAATGACATCCTACCTATTCATCATATTAGCCGCTTTCTTCAATGCCGTAATGGATGTACTATTGTGGCACTTTGATAAGTCAATATTTAGCAAGTACAATGCTAAATGGTGGAATCCATCAATATCATGGCAGCACGTTAAACTCACATTTAATTGGATGC